AACCTTTAATAATTCTTTTAGCATTATTGAATTCTTTTTCAGACCATGATCCATTCTCAAGAATCCATTCTTTTCCTTCCATGATTCCATTGACGAAAGCATTGGGAGCAGATGGATCTGCTACAATATCAACGGCAGCAAGCATAAAGTCTTCTTGAACTTCTTGATAACCATTCTTGGTCTTTAAAGAACCCATTCCACGGGTGGATACACCGAGTTGGGCACCTTCTTCAATGAGGTTTTTTACAATGCGACCCATTGGGGTATCCATGATCTTAGCTTTACCGTAAATGGTATTGCCATCTTCATGAAGTTCCTTGACGATGTGCGAAACCCGGTCAAGATTAACAGTTGGACCAGTTGGATGGTTCAGTTCACCAAGAGCACGGCCTTTGTCAACGTACTCGGTGATATATCTTTTGCATTCCTTGATTAAAATGCCTTGTGGATATACTCTACCATTGCGATTCTTTACGCTGGCTTGCATAAAGACGCCTTCAATGAAATAAGCCTTGTCACCGTTTCCGGTGTTCTCTTTGATGTACTTGATATCTTCGTTGATTTCAGTTATTAGTTTCATTTGTGGGCTTTATGATGGTTTTTGCGACTGTTTCGTACATTCCTTCAATTTTTTTGCCAGTCTTTTCATAGAGAAGCTTGGAGGTATTCTCTTTGAAAGCAACTACGTTCTCGTCAATCATATTTTTGATTAGTTCATTTACTTTGGGATTCATTTTTGTAATACCTTTACTTTCTGGCAAAATTCAAGATGTTGATCTAGATTGGCTTTGCTTTCAAAAATAGATTCAACCATTAGGGTTCTATTTTTTGGGCTAAGTTGATCAAATAGTATCTTGATATCTTTAAGTTCTTTTTCTGTTATATTTATAACACTTTCATTTTTTAATTTAATTTTTGATGGATTTAAAGGATCATAAGATTCTAGAAATTCAACAAAATTTTTAATTTCTTGAGATTTTGGAGTAAATTTAAATACTGGCTCAAATAATTTTTTTTGTGTATGTATTCTCAAATACTCAATATTTTCATTGAGTTTCATTGATAATGCAATATTTAAGGATTTCTTAAACTGGTCATCATTATTTTGAATTAAACTTTCAAAACTCTTTTTTAAAAGTATTGTAATAGTTTCATTCATTGTTGAGATTGTCCTTCAGCAGCTTGCTGTTGTGCCATTTGTGCCATTTGTTCAGCTTGAATTCGCTGTCTATCGACAGCCATTTCTTTGTCCATCTCTTGCATTTCTTGTTCATTTTGATGCAAGATTTTTCTACGAATATAATCTGAAGAAAAATATTTTCCCACATATGGATCAACAAACTGAACCATCTTAAGACGCTCTGCTAGAATTTCTGCTTCTTTTAAATCCCAAAAATAATTGTCTGTATTAAATACTACTTTAATTTCTGGACGGAGGTCTTGCCAATCGTCTTCAGCAATTATGCCTTTTAGAATCAATTGAACGCGCAACAAATCTAAAAACATTTTACTAAATTGATGGCGTAGTCTCTCAATAAATTTATAAAATTTAATTTCTTCTCTGGTAATTTCAACAGATCGGCCCATGTTGAATCCAGTTTGATCTGACATCAAACGACTAAGAGGAACATTCAAAGAAGCATATAATTTTTTCTTAAAATATTCTACATCTTCAATTTGAGACATGGCATTACCACCGGGAAGCGTGGTAATCTGAGTACCATTAGAACCTTCGCGGCGAGGAATCCAATAATCTTCTAATACAGAAAGATGGTTTCTTTCGTCACGCACTTCACCAGTACTTTGATTGTAGATCAGGCGTGTGCGGAAACGACTCATCATGTCTCTGACGTACTGTTCGGCCTTTTGTTTTGGAAGCTGTCCTACGTCAACGTAGAAGACTCGTCGTTCAGGTGCACGGGCAACACGGTAAACTAGAAGAGAATCTTCTAGTTGTCTTAACATATTTAAAGGTCGGATTGCTTTATGTAAGTATCCAAGAACTCTTTTTGTATTAAGATCAATAACACCAGATGGAACATAAACTACGCTATCTGGAGATAGATGCAGTCCACCTGGACCAGTTAACATATAAGTTTCTCTATCGGTATTGGTATAGAGATAATATTCTTCAATTTTTTTAATTACACCAACTTGAGTATTGCCAACTCGTTCTTGTTGTTTTTCAACCTTACGAATCTTTTTAACTTTTAATGGATCAAGAGGAATAATTTCCTCAATTCCGTTCACTGGCTGTTCTTTATCAATTACAATATTATAAAATATACGAGAATCAATATACCATCTTCTAAAAATTTCATATGATTTACCATTAAAATCTAAAAGATGAATAATTTTTTCAAATTCTTTGTGTATCTTTATTTTGATTGGCTCTGGAACTGGAAGATCTACCAAATCCAATTTTACTGGTTTTCTATCTGTTCCGGGTACAATTGCAGCATTTACAATTTCATCAATCGCATTATCTACCTCTGGATATATGGACATGTTGCGATATTGAATAACAGATGCACCTTCATCACGAAGATTTGCAGCATAATCCAAAGCGGTTCCAAAGAATCCACCTGCCTCAATTGTAACGGTACCGTCAAAGATTTCAGGAGCAGCAATATTTGTTGCTACGATATCAGCTTTTGTCTGAGACTCGTTTTTTGTTTTGCCAAACTGAAATCCAAAAATATCTATTTCCATCAATAATTCCTTTTTATCAAAAGTCTCTTTTTGTTACGCCATCAATTGATATTGTGTCATAAACAAATACCACGTTAAAAGTATTTAACACATTTGGACGAGACATATTGAAAGACATTTCATTTATTGTTCTGGGCCACAAACCATTTAGACGAAAACGTTTCATAACATTTTCATTTAAACCAAGATGCTCAATATACCAATTAACTTTATAATTTGGTGTTACGGGATATCTTGTTGTATTATTAACATGATTATTGATATAATTATGCCATCTGTGAAATTTTTTCCACAAATCACCACTATCGGTGTCATCCACTACTGATACCGACCATGTTGAATATAACTTTTCTCCAGGATAGTACAATTTTCTTCCAAAATAATCATATGATACAGTACTTGTTTGTAAAGTAGGTATTAATGTTGATCTAATATGAAAAGGAATGGATGAACCCGTACTATTTGAAGTTCCAGATGTAGTGGAAGTTCCACCCCCTGAAGGAAAGCTACCAGTAACCAAAAATCTATTCTGGCGTGTACCACCTTTAAAATTATCTTTAAATTCATTTAGTGATGACATAATCAAATTCCAGTAATTATTTCCATGCTATCAAATGTTAGCGTCACATCAAATGTGACAAATTCCGATGATCCCAGGTCAAAATTAATTCCACCCACTTCACTTGGCCAGCATCTTTTTAGTTTAACTTTTCTTAATACTTCTCCATTTGGTTTCATTTGTTCTATATAAAAAGTTGTTTGTAAATTAGAATAAGAATAATTATTACCATCTACCGTATGTGTTAGATGTCCATCTAATTTTTCTTTCCAACTATTAAATGCTTTCCACAAAACACTGTCATTATCATCATATATTCTTATTGGCCATACAGAATATTGTCGGTCACCTGCATAATATGCCATTCTTCCTCTATATGGAACACCAATAACACCAACATCTGCTTTTGGAAGTGAACCAGAAGATATTGTAAATGCAGAAACTGTTCTGCTATTTCCAACATTTACCGTGCTAGGAAAACTAGGAATAACACGAAAACGGTTTGCTCTGGTACCGCCCTTAAACCCAGCTTTAAATTGGTTTAATGAGTTATATGATGCCATATTATTGGTTTAGAGTTATGTTTAGTGTAAACGATGTAGTTCCAATCAATGGGGTTACATTAACAAAAATAGTTAAGGTTGAAGAATTATCGGTATTGTTGGTTGAATCGCAAATAACTTGATTTTTTGTAGTATCCAAATAAGTAGCATATTGCAGTAAGTAATTTGTTATTTCTCCAGTAACTAGATTTCTGGTTGTTGCATTGTTTAATTCATAAAGATATTTAATACCAATATTTGTAATATCTCTCTTCATTTTGGCCTTCATTTGAGCAGGGCCAATTCTCTCATCAATTATTGGATCAGAGGAAGATGCTGTTGCGCCGACTAGATCTGCTCCAAGAAATTTAGTTGTATAATTTAAGAAATAATTTACACGAGCAGTTTTAAGGATATTTTTAAGATCTGTATCAGCCCAATTTACTGTGGTGGTAACATCACCATTCAAAATAAAACTTCTAGCTGAACCTGCAATTGATAGATATAATTCATTTCTAGCATTTACTCGGGTGAACATACCAGCAACATCACCACTAAGATTATTAATATAAGTCAATACGCCAGAAGTGTACAGAGATGGCAATGGTAATTTTGTTATTGTTTTTTGACCATATACAGAAAATACACGATCAGCAACAGTAGCTCCATCAATAAAAGATGTTCCATTAAAAACAAAATTTGTTAAAGTTGTTCCCGCGCCATCATTTAGACTAGGAAACACACCTATAGTATATGGTGCTTCCTTTTCAAGCCATCTTTGGGCGCCAGAAAAACCAAAGCCAGTAGCACCCATAATTAAATCTATATCTGTATTATATGCAGTTTTCCAGTCCAAAAAACCTTTTGTAGATCCAGCAATAATAAGATTACCACCATATGAAAGATAATCTAATGCATATAAAAATTCTCTTCCTGCACCAGTAACACCAAGGTTACTGGTACCATCTGTATTTATGGTTCCGTCATAGATAAAAAATCCAAAACTATTTCCAACGGTGGATATGGGATTAATCAATACACCTGTAGCGCCTTTTATTGTAGATGAACCATTTAATTTATTTAAATCATTAACTAAATCGAATGGGTTTGTATAATATACATAAGTGTCCGCTGTTGTACCAACTGCAGGAGAGGATTTTACAGCTCTGGCATATAATAACCAACCAAATAAGTTTCCAGGATTGTTGGATGCACCAACACTACTAAAAGTGGGAGCCTGATAGGTTAAACCTATCAAGTATCCACAATCCATCTTAAATGCGTCAGAAGCTGTTTCTGTTCTAAATTGATTAGTACTAGTAAAAGAACTAAGAGTTGGCATGATTGTCCTTTTTTATCACTAATATTTAGTAATTTTTTATACCTTCTTCCAAACGACATTTCCATCAGAAAATTCATCATCTTCCATAGATTCTTCA